CATCAAGTTTAAATTATGCATTTTTGAGTGGCGAGCTTTCATATTTTGCTAAAAGTAATATACAAAACTCAATCTTTCCATCCTTTGCTATGATGTTTCCTAAAAAACCTCAGTCTGAGGAGGAGAAGAACATGATACGAAATACCCTCGACAGGCTTAAAGGAGCGGCAAATGCTGGGAAAGCTGTAGCTTTTTTTTCAAATAATGCAGAGCAAATGCCTAAGATTGAGGCGTTACCAAATAATAATAATGATGGTCTATTTCAAGAGGCATCACAGCTGAATACTGAGCAGATTTGTTTCTCTCACACCATTGATCCTATACTTATGGGTATTCGTACTACAGGCTCACTAGGTAATGGCTCAGATATTAAGCAGGCTTACATCATATTTGAGAAAAATGTAGTAATGCCATTGAGAGATATGGTATCTGACATCTTTAATGAGCTGTTATTCATAGCTAAGATAGATGCAGATTTCACTATTAATAACTATCAGATAATTAACGAGGCAATTGTAGAACTTGAGGGAGATACCTCTAAGACTAATGATGCACTTAATAGTCTATCTCCTTTGGTAGCTACTAAAGTACTTGAGACCATGACAGAGAATGAGATTAGAGCCTTAGCATCACTACCTCCTGTACCTGGAGGAGATAAAAGCAAAACACAAATTGCACAAACACCTATACTATAATGCTATACTTTATAACAGAAACCTACTTAAAGAATAACACACCCATCACAGCTAATGTAGATGTCAACAATGTTACTCCTTACTTAGCTACTCAAGCTCAGCTTAGAATAATGCCTATCTTAGGCACTACATTCTATAATGACTTGCTAACTAAGTACAATGCTCAGACTTTAGATCCTGATGAGGAGGTGCTAGTTACATTTATACAGCCTATTATAGCATGGAGAGCAGCAGAAGATGCTGTATTTGGTCTTAGTCTACAGCTAAAGAATAAAGGATTGCAGACTCAGTTCGGAGATAACAGCTCATCTGTAGATAGAGGTACAATAGCATTCAGTATGGAACACTATGCACAAAAGGCTGCATTCTTTGAGCAAAGATTAATCAGATACCTACTTAAGAACAGAGCTTTATATCCAATATTCACCGGTACAACTAATAGAGATACTGACCTTAGACCTATGATAGATGGATGTGGATGTCTATCTAATGGCTTGCTAGAATGTACAGGATTATGTGGAGGTTCAGGTAACAATGGTTACAATAATTCAATCCTAATACTATGAAGCACTCAGGAGTCTTATCTATAATAGTATTCAGTTTAGGATACTTAACAGGCATATCATTAATTTGTGAGCCTGCTCTATATCTTAAGCTAATGGGAGGTAGTATAATAGGCTACCTTAGTTTTATTCTAGCATTACAACAAGAAAAGCGTGAAGATGAAGAGGGGGAGGAATACGAATGAAAGCACAACTATCACTATTACTAATATCAATTCAATCACAACTTTTGACACTTATATCTATATGCTTTGCATTCTTTTTACCAATAAGTGGGATACTGCTGATGATTGGAGTATTAATATGCATTGATACTATTACAGGTATATGGAAAGCTAAGAAGATAGGAGATAAAATTACTAGCAGAAAGCTCTCAGCTATCATTAGCAAGTTAGCACTCTATGAAGTTACTGTGATTATGTTCTTTTTGATAGACCAATTCATACTAAATGATATTATACTAACTTTTTTTAGTGTACCATTTATGCTTACTAAAATTGTAGCTCTAGTATTATCCAGCATCGAGGTAATGTCAATCAATGAAAACTACAAAGTAGTCAAAGGCATAGACCTATGGCAGTCAATGAAGTTATTATTTGCTAGAGCTAAGGATATTAAAGAGGACCTAAACAAACTGAAATGACACGTTGGGAACTTACATCTAAATATGGTACAGCTAATGTAACAGGTGCAGGTTACTTAGTAAAGATTAAGCTACCTTATCCTATGAGAATAGCTTGGGATTTAGACAGCACTGTCAACTCTATGATGTGCCATAAGTTAGTAGCTGATAATTTTACAGCTGTATTCAATGAGCTTCTAGCTACCTATGGATATGATAAGATTAAGGAGTTAGGAATAGACTTATTTGGTGGTTGTTTTAATTATAGAAAGATGAGGGGAGGTACAGCACTATCCATGCACTCATGGGGAATAGCCATTGATCTAGATCCTGCTAGAAATCTACTTAAAGAATCATCGAAAACTGCAAGATTTGCAAGACCTGATTATAAGCCAATGATAGATATATTCTATAAGCATGGATTTATATCTTTGGGTAGAGAGAAGAACTACGATTGGATGCACTTTGAAATAAAAGAATGATGAGATACTTAGCTATAATACTACTACTTAGCAGCTGCTCTGCACAATACCACCTTAATAAAGCAATTAAGAAAGGATATACCTGTGAGCAAACAGGAGATACTATCAGAATTACTACACTAGATAGCATACCTGTTATCATTCATGATAGCATAGTATGGGAGAAGTTTATTACTACTAAAGATACTATTATAAAGTATAAATCAGTCTATGTGCCTAAGACTAGACTAGATAAAAAAATAGAATATAGACTAAAGGTCAAAACTATCTACAAAGATCGTATTGTAGAGAAAGCACAGGCTAAGGCTACAAGACCTAAGACTAGAGGCAATCTTAACCTGTTATTTGTGGGAGTAGGCATAGGCTTACTGCTGTCATATCTCTTTAAATTTGCGAGGGATAAATATTTGTTCTAAGTTTACACCACTTATGGTAAGAAAAAGACTGTTTTTTGACATTGAGACATCATTCAATGTTGGTATATTTTGGCGGTCAGGATATAACCTCACTATTAATCCAGGTGACATCATTCATGAGAGAGCTATTATCTGCATCTGCTACAAATGGGAGTCAGATGGTGATGTACAGTTCCTAACTTGGGATAAAAAGCAATCTGATAAGGCAATGATTAAAGCATTCCTCAAAGTTATGGCTCAGGCTGATGAAATTGTGGCTCATAATGGGGATAGATTTGATCTCAAATGGTTGCGTACAAGAGCCATAATTCATGGTCTTGATGTTATGCCCTCACCTAAGACTATAGATACTCTTAAATGGGCTAGAAAGTACTTTAATTTTAACTCAAATAAACTAGACTATATTGCTAAGTATTTAGGAGTAGGTCAAAAGATGGATACAGGGGGATTAGATTTGTGGAAAGACATAGTATTTAAGAAAGATCAGCAGGCAATGGATAAGATGGTAGCATATTGCAAAATGGATGTCACTGTCCTAGAAGCTGTATTCAATAAGCTCAATTCTTATGCAGCTCCTGCTACTAATTATGCTGTAATGGAGGGAGATGAGAAGTTCTGCTGTCCTGAATGCACTAACTATAATGTAAGACATAATAAACAGGTAGTGACTGCAGGAGGTACTATCCATCATTGGATGTTATGCAATGATTGTAGAAAACATTTTAAAATAAATAATAAAACTTACACAGAATTTTTAAAATTCAAATATAAACATTAACTTAGCACTTGTTTCCATGTTAAAGAAAGCAGTTGTAAGCTCCCCAGCACGCAGCTGCTTTTTTTTTGTGTAAGATATGCTTTACATAATAGGCATAATTCCGATTAACTATGTAATTATAAGGTAATACTTTGAAATTACATGATATTCTTAAGGTTATAACCCTAAATTATTATAATATTCTGAGGTTGCAGTCGCAAATTGCGACCTATCCTTATTTAGAATGAATATAAATTACACTTTTTTATTGCAGTTATAAAACTTTATACTATCTTTGGCGTATAGTTATCAACAATTAAAACTTTTACACATGAAAACATTTAATCAAATCTTAGATTACTTAGAAGTACAACAGCAGGAGGATAAACTAAACACAAATCAACTGCATTTAATTATTCAGACTTTAACTACATTTTTAAACAAAGAGCAGTTACAGGAAATTGAGAATTTATTTAACCAATTTAAAAGATAATACAATGAAGAGACTAATTAAATATTTCACTCCTGTAGGAGAAGAGCAGATAGCATTTGCTAAGACATTAATAGTAGTAGTTACTGCTGTTATATCAATCGTATTTTTATTTCCACTTTTATCTTTTATATCATGAACTTTATAGACCTATACAAAAAAGACAATACTTATTTTTCTAATTGGACTACTGACTATGATAGTGATGTATACATAGCAGGCACTATTGAGCCATTTACCTACAATGCTACAGAGACTGATGATGAATATATGTCCCTGTTTATTCTAAGTGATGCAAATCTTAACCTACTTAAATCTAAGCTATGAGACAGTCACCTACATTTAGTGTTATTCTAAGGTTTTGGACTAGCAGAAGATTTGCAGATGAGGTGAGAGGTGGATTTAATCTACCTCTATACCTGAGATATTTAGAAATCATAAATAATAAAGGCAATGAGAAAGTATAAACACGCAGCCATTGGCTTGCTAATCGGATTTTTAATCGGATTCTCCTTATCAATCTACAGGCTTAAAGAATGCCAGGAGCAGAATGATATAATTAAGGACCTAATAATAGAATCACCATGACTGAGTTCACACAGCTAGCTATTGAGGTACAAAATGCCATAGCTAATGGTGATTATACTCACCAAAAATACTTGAGATTCAGAGAGTGGTACTTTCAGAGTTATGAGGGTAGTAAGAGGAATGCTGCTAGAGATTTTGCAATGTTTGATTTAATGTATGGCTTAGATGTGCCAATTAAAAATAATGATAATGAAGATATATAGAGTAGTATTTAAGACCTTTGACTATTGGAATGGTCCTGTAAAGTTAGTGACCAGGATAGTGGAGGCATATGATGCTGATCATGTTAAGCAGCTCATACAAAAAAATGATGACTTAATTCTATTAATTGAGGAGGTATGAATGTACTATCACTATTTGATGGGATGAGCTGTGGACAGCAAGCCCTAGAGAGAACAGGTATAAAAGTAAATAATTACTTTGCATCAGAGATAGATAAGTATGCTATCCAGGTTACAATGGCTAACTATCCTAACACTACACAATTAGGTAGTGTAGTAGATGTAGATGGCTATTCTTTACCTAAAATAGATATACTTATAGGTGGATCACCTTGTCAATCCTTTAGCTTTGCAGGTAAACGCAAAGGGATGAGTACTAAAGATGAGCAGGAGATACTTACACTAGACCATTACCTTAGATTAAAGTCTGAGGGGTATGAATTTGAGGGGCAGTCTTATCTATTTTGGGAGTATATGAGGCTACTAAATGAAGTCAAGCCTACCTATTTTCTGCTAGAGAATGTAATGATGGGAGAGAAGTGGGAGAAAGTACTAAGTAAAGCTATAGGAGTAAATGCTATAGAGATAAATTCAGCTCTAGTATCTGCACAAAATAGGAGGAGATTATATTGGACTAACATAGGAATGCAAGCATCAGGATTCTTTGGTGATTTAGAGAGTATAATAGAACAGCCAAAGGATAGAGAGATACTACTAAGAGATGTGCTAGAAAATGAGGTAGATGATAAGTATTTTTTGAGTGAAAATTCATTTATATTTGATAGAATAAAAAATAATCATCCGTTTACTCCTAGAATACCTAATAAAGATGAAAAGTCTAATTGTTTAAAAATAGGAGGTAGTGGAGTAGATGATTTAGTAGTCCACAACACTATGCCTAGATCAGGAGACCCTAAGAAAGGTGGCACAGGTCATTTAAGCAGAATTGATGGTAAGACTTATTGTTTAGATACAGGTAATACTAATGCTGTGGAGATAAGAGGTACATCACGCATCCGTAGGCTTACACCCATTGAATGTGAGAGGCTACAAACAGTAAAAGATAACTACACTAATCATGTAAGTGATAGCCAAAGGTATAAGATGCTAGGCAATGGGTGGACAGTAGAAGTAATAACACATATTTTTAAATATATAAAACAATGAATGAAATAGAATTTATTAAAGAACAGATTATAAAGTATAATCTTACGGCTCATAGCAGAAAGAGACAATATGTATACAAGAGATTTTATTGTATGTATAGACTGCACAAATGTCAAATGACTCTAAAAGATACAGCTCACCTGTTTGGACTTAAGCACTGTGCAGCTCTTTATGGTATCAGAATGCACAAAAGATGGATTAAATTTAAAGATCCTGTCTATGCTGAGGAGATTGCACCCATTATAGCAGCATCTAAAGGATGTGATTATGAGGGAAAGTATAGAGTAAAGGCTAAAGAGACTCAGAATGATATTAGTGTACTGTTAAAGATACCTTATGAGTATGATCTAGTTAGTAACTTTAAAGATTACATGACCATAAATGAACTAGTTAGTGCATTACAAAAATTAAATTAGCTCTTCGGAGCTTTTTTTGTGCTGTATAATTCCCTTACTGATATTGACTTGCAGAGAATTAGAACGAAAGTACAATTCACATCCCTATACTCTATAATATATATATTTTTATTTACAATATATTTTTAATAAAAAAAAAATTTATTTTCATATTGGGGGGTGAACAGTTTTTGGAAAAAAAAAGTGTTTTTTCGTTCTAATCTTCTACAGCCCAATAACAATAGGAGTTTAGACAGCACAAATAATAGCACAAAACAGCACAAATAATTTATTTTTGCACTTTAGTATCAATTATAAATTAATTTATTACATTTGCAAACAACATAATCGCCATGATAAAAAACATTAGAGAGTATAAATCCCTGCAATTCCTCCTGGCGGTTGTGTTAAGCAGG